GTGCTTTTAATAGCATTAGAAAGTCTTACGATACCTTTTTGTTGTAAATTTCCATCATTTAATAGTTTATTGTTTACTTTTCCTTTTTCAAGTCTAGATGCATCTTTTGTTGTTTCTAATATAGCTTTTGTACCTACTTGACTTACTGCAATGTCTGAACTAGGACTATTAGGGTTTTCATTATCTGAAATAAAAACTATACCCCTAGTGTTTTGTTGTGCTTGTGGAAGTACCTTTACAGGTACTGTCCCATTTTTTAATTCGCTTGCATTTAAATCTGTAAGATTTTTTCCGTTACCATCAAATTTTCCAGAACTAAGAGTATCATTATTTGGGTTATATCTTAATTCACCTCCAGCATCTATAAAAAGCTCTTCAAAATCACCAACCCCATTGGTATTACTAAAAATAACTCTGAAATTTTGATCTAAATTTGAATCCGAAACCTTTACTTTTAATGCTTTATCTGAAGTTCCTATAAAATTTGATGCGGTTAATGAATTTGTAGATGGTTGATATGTCAATCCAATGTCAGTATTAAGTCTTTGTATTCCAGAAGTTTGTGTACCAAAAGTAACATAATGAGTATCTGATGAATCATTTCGAGATCTAAGATTAACACTTGTTGCACTTTCAGAAACTCCTTCTATTGAAGCATTAATATTTGATGCTGTAACATTTATTGCTTGAATATTATCTACAAATAATGTATTTGTAGATGGATTGTATATGAATTTTGAGTCTTCTGAATCAATATATAATCTCTCATAACTAGTTTCTTGATTTTCACTGAATAAAATTTGGAAGTTTCTATTTGCACCTATTTCATCTATCTTTACATTATTACTTCCTGTGGATATACCAGATAAATTTCCTATAAAATTTGATGCGGTTAATGAATTTGTAGATGGTTGATATGTCAATCCAATGTCAGTATTAAGTCTTTGTATTCCAGAAGGTTCTGTACCAAAAGCAACATAATGAGTATCTGGTGAATCATTTCGAGATCTAAGATTAACACTTGTTGCACTTTCAGAAACTCCTTCTATTGAAGCATTTATACTATCTGCGTTAATAGTTCCTGCACTTATTTTATTTACATTTAAAGTATTAGTAGATGGATTATAAGTAAATTCAGAATCTTCAGATTCAATATAAATTTTTTGAAATTTTGAACCGTCAACTATATCATCAGTAAATGAAACTTTATAGTTTGTATTGTCATCTTTCTGATTTACATCTATATTATCAGAACCTGTAGAAACTCCAACAAATTGATTCGCAGTAACAATACCCGCACTAACAGAGAAATTATCACTGACAATATTTTTGATGGTCGCAATTCCAGTTACATTCAAAAACTGAACATCAAGATTTGTGATATCTCCAAATTCTGCTTCAATTCTATCAAGTGACATTCCTTCACCATTATTTGCAACAAATATTGTTCCTCCCATTCCTGAGGTGTTTGATGCCTGATAGAATAGAATATTTGGTGCATTGAAAGGTACTTTAAATGTTACAATACCCACCTGCGTACCATTACCTTCTACACCATCATTATATTGATTTAATAAATCTACAGTAGGTTCTGTTTTAATATAGAATGGAAAACCACCACTATCTAAATCAAATTGATATTTTTGCCCTCTCGATACAAAAATAGTGGGGTTGTCAGTATTTTCTGTAAATCCTATACTTACTGGTTCACCACCAGCTAAAAATCTAAATTTATCGCCATCAACTTCTTCAATTCTGAATAAAGTGAATACTTCTGCATTATTTGCGGTAAGATCCTTGTCAACTATGACACTTGTAAAACCAACAGAACCACCAGCAGTAATTTGACCTGAAAGTGCAGACGCTTTTACATTACCAGTGACTTCTACATCACCAAAAATAAATGCTGCAGTAGTTCCAGTTGAAACCGGACCATAAAGGTCAAGTGTATATACTGGAGTAGTAGAACCAATTCCTATTTTTGATTCTGGTATGTCAATATTTACAAATGTACCACCTAATCCAACATCAAGACCTTCATAAGCGGTAACGATACCTGTAAATAAACCATCTTTTGATGATAATGTATTTCCAACAGAAAGATTTGAACTGACCTCTCCGTCACCTATAACTACTAACTTTTTATCTGCCTGTGTTGTTCCAATACCAACATTTTCTGTATCGGAGTCTGCATAAATTAAATTTTCATTTACTTGTAGACCGTTTTTTACGACAAAATCCTTATCAAATGCCATTTATCCGCAGTCAGGTATATTATCTTTATTTATCAACTACTAATTACACCGAATGTTTTCCACTCATTATTAGTAGTGAACACCCAACCAACTGTCCCACCATTTGATGGATTAGCATTTAATTCGATATCACCAGGATTGCCTGCTTGAACTGGGGTAGAAATGCCTACTGTAATTTTTCTTGATACAGATGCATTACCTTGAATGAAGAAATGATTTGCTTCAAGACCTTCTGAAGATGTACTTACAACTTTTTTAGAGAACTGAACAGGTCCATTGAATTCAGAGAGAATGTTATTATTATCACCTCCATCAATGATAATATTTCTCTCGGCCTTTAAATTAGAAGTTTCTACAAAATTGAAATCTGATACTTCTTCTGAATTGCCGGTACTAAATGGGTCTTCTCCTGTAACTGTTTGAATTGGAGTGTCGTATACTTGTTCACTACCAGTAGCTGAAGCAATTCTCTTATTACCAATATAAAAATCACCTCTATCATTCATCCCTGTGTAATTTACAACACCACCAGATGTCTTTTGTGCCTGAACATTGATTTGTTCGGGAATTGTAAGTGTTTTAGTTTGTTTACTAGGGAATGCTGTTGAATAATTTCCAGGTCCATAACCAATATATTCAAAGGTATGAGCAGATGCCCTAATAATAGAATTCCTTCTAAATTCGATAGGGTAAGGTCTTATTCTCTGAACTACACTGTTCACAACATGTGTTGTTGGAACAGTACCATAAACACCTCTAAAAACTCTTAATTGTTTTGCACCAGTATTTCGACTTACAGTTGTCTTAATTCTCATTATTTCATCATCTATTTGAATAAAATCACCAATCAAGAAATTATAATTTGTCATATTGTTTATATCAATTGTATCTATTGTTCTACTTGTTATAGCAGTAGCCAAGGTGGTAGTAATCCCGGCATAGATTGGCTGTTCTCTTCCATGTAAAACACCACTTCCAACAACTGACTCTCCAAAGTTGTTTGAAATTCCATTAGTACTTATTCTAATATCACCATCAATTGTTGGTTTAATAGTACTAATACCAACATCAAGTTCTACTGTGTTCAAATCAATTTTATCTAAACAAACAAATGAACCATTGTAGAATGTTTGTCCTGCACCACTGACATTAATACTATTATTTACTCTGAATTGATTTGGAATTGAAGTCGTTACAGTTGCGATACCAACGGCCTCATTATAAAGAAAACTACTTACCTCATAAGATGGACCAATAACTGAAAATGTACCAGAATCATTACCGATACCAAGTGTTGAAATACCAGTCTGTGTTGGTGCAATCGGTACAACCTCAAATTTATTAGTACTACTCACACCAATAATTCTATATTTTGAATTAAAGGGCTTTCCATCAAAATCTTTTATTCCTGTAACATTGACAATATCAGTTCTATTATCATATATTTTCGAAATTGAACCAGTTGCAGGAGAGAAACCCGTAGTTGTTGCAATACCAACAACCCTAAATCTGTCACCTTCTACATATGCGGAACCACCATCCATTACTTGAATTTGAATTATTTCTCCTTCCGATGTACCATCAACTGTAACTAATGCTGTTGCATTATCTCCGACAGAACCAGATGTGATATTTTCAAGTACAGCATTATAATAAAATTGAATTGATGGTGAACCATTACCATATGATGTACCGGGATTATCAATTACAATTTTTGTTGCTCTACTTAAGCCATGATCACGGTCTGTAAATATTGTACATGCAATACCTAAAGGATCTGTTACAATATCAGTAACACCTATACCAATACCCGTGTCACTAAAAAATTCATCTAAAGTCTCTCCAGTAATGCTGTTTTTGGGTTCATTAATAACTACTTCACCTATATTTTCTGAAAGTGCCTGACAATCAGAAGAAGGAGATGTTGATTGAGCATTATCTCTATCTAATTGAGGATAAAGATTTTGTACTGGTTGAGAGAATGAAAATTCACTAGTATTAAATGGAGCACTTGTTGGTTTGATATTTGATTTAATAACACTCAAATAATATATACCATCTTGTTCACCATTTTTATACTCATTAATTGTATCAGTATTATAGACATAGTAATTATTTAAAATATCATTTCTGGAGAATGTTGGTAATGATGTTGTTCTCTGTGAAGTGTCGTTATTAAATATTCCTGGAGAGGTTTCTATTTGATCTGTAGAGAAGTTTTTTGAATCTATGATTTTATTTACTGTATAAGTTCCATTATATCCCGAATTACCAACACCAATCTCAGGAAATAAATCACTAGTTATATTATTAATTTTTACAATAGAACCAACTTTTAAACCATGTGGTTTCTCAGTAGTGTAAATTGCATCACCGTTCTCATAGGTTGCATCTGCAATGAAACTGAAATTTCTCATTTGAGTATCATTATTCATTGTAACTGATCCAGGATTAAATTCTAATGCAACTTCTGCATCATTTTCACCGGTAACAGTAGAGGACTCCTGAATAATATAACCATCTAAAGGTGGTCTAGCGGATTCAGTTCCTGTGTTGGATGGAATAACAAATCTCAACCTATGAATTCTATCATCAGATTGTCTTGTGTCTTTTAGTCTTGTTATATAACTTCTTGATGTCGCCTCTCCAAAAGAACTATGAGTTATCTTATCATAAAGATTATTCTCAGAAGATGCTGAAGATACATTTACATACCAATTATTCACTGCAGTATCATATTGAATTGGATGACCTATATCACCAGCATTCTTATCACTTACTCTACTTTCAACAATCAGTGTACCACCAAGATTATTGATACTAATATTTTCTCCAATAAGAGCATCATTTAAAGTCTGGGCGATTTGAATTTGATCAGCATCAAGACCATCAACTATAGAAAAGTATACAGTATTTGAATCAACTCCATCTGGAAGTCGGGCATCATTTGCAATAAGTCTTATAGACTCACCTTGAATAAATTGATGATCCTCTATAAATGTAAGGGTTGAATTAGTAATACTATTACCAGTTCCATTTGCATCAAATGTTTTATTTGTAAATGTTAAAGTATCAGAAGCAATGTTTGCATCTTGAGCATCTACATAAGTTTTAATTGATTTAGCTGAAGCAAGAGTATCATCACTTGCTGATACTGAATTTAAATCTGTATCAACACTTGTAATTGCAGTTGATGCTCCAATTACTAATGCATCTAAATTTACTGTACCATCAAAATATGCATCTTTAAATTCTAAAAGAGATGTTCCTAAATCAATATCATTATCTGTTGTTGGTACAATTGCACCATCGATAATTTTAAATTGTTCAGTTGATACACTACTAACATCAATTGAAAATTCAATTTCATTATTTGATGTATCAATAGTAACTTTGTTTAATGGAGTTGCTAAACCACCATCTCCAATTAAAGCTATAACAGGTCCTTCAGCAGGAGTACCATCATGTTTATGTCCTGTTGAATTATTAAATGCTGCTAAGAGTTGATTGTATTCATTATTAAATAATGATGCTGATATTATATCACCATCTGATAATGAACTCTGTCTAGTATATCCTGCCATATTATCTTCTTCCTCCTGCTATAAATGAAACGAACATTCCGTTAACTGAATAAGGTGCGTTAGTGTCATCACTAAAAAATTTAAAATTATTAGAAAAACCACTTCCATTAACTAATATACTTTTACTTGGTAATATAGCTGCTCCAAATACATTTGTACCAAATACTGCTGTTCCAAATAAAGCTGGTGAATTTAAATTTCCTACTGAAAAATTATTAGGTTGAGGAACTTCTGAATTATCAAAATCATATCTTATTCTTAATAATAAATCGTTTTGAGTTCCTTCAGCTTCAATGTTAGCTTTTACTTTATATAAACTTTTTCTTAAACCATTATCACCATAGTCCATGTCTGGTGTTTGAAATTCTGCTACTACATTATTACCATCAAAGCTATTACCAACATCGTGTTGATAAACATAACCAGATTCATCTGCATGATAAATAACTTCTGTACCTGAACTATTTAAATCTGAAGTACAAAATTTTACAGGTAAACCTTTTGTTTGACTCCATTCAAAAGCAGGTATACCTTCTGCACTATATTTAAATGTACCAATAATTCCTCTTTGACCAGAATCAGCTTCACCTGTTTTATAATAAAATAATCTATATTGACTTCGTTCTCTAATTACAATACTTGATATTGTATATGTACCAAAATTATTTAATAAGTCATTTATTAATGGTAAAATTTTTCTTGATATAGAACTTAATTCAACGTCATCAATTCTAGCTGTACCAGCAACTGTTCTTAATCCATCAGGTGCTAAGAATATTAAATCTCCACCTATCTCTTGAATTGAGTTTCCACTTACACAACCAATATTTTTAGTTACTGATTTAATTATAGGAGTAGAATCAAGATTTGTCAACTCATATATACTATTTTTACAAAATATAATAAGTGAATTTCTAAATACTTT